CAAAATAATGAGAAGTCAAGTTGGTGAGATTACGATAGGTATAGGTCAAGTATTAGATGGACAACAATCAGAATTTGCAACACCAACTTTATCTTATTCAGGAACTTTAGTTGGTTGGGGTAGAGATGAGTGGGGTGATTTAAGTTGGGGTGAATCTCCTAATCAAGTTTTAAATGTTGTTGGTATAGATGCAACTGCAAGTGTTGGATCAATATCACCTGCAGATGTGGTTGGAGTATCAGGACAAGAGTCAACCACAACTTTAGGAACTACAACTTTACAAATTGATTCAACACCAGATATTACAGGTCAAGAAGCTAGTTTTAGTTTAGGAACTTTAGGTTTAGCTTTTGGTGTAAGCACTGAGCCAATAACAGGAGTATCAGCTTCATTTAATGTAGGCACTTTAGGTTTAGAATTTGGTCCTGCTGACATTACAGGAGTGTCCTCTACTGCTTCTATAGGTGAGATAGAAATTACATCTGTTGAATTAGTAAATTTAACAGGAATATCTTCATCAACATCTGTAGGGTCTATAGTGCCAGCGATAGGAGTTCCTTTAACAGGTATAGCGGCAACGTCAGCAGCAGGTTCTTTATCTACAATAACAGATTTTACACAAGGTTTAACTCTAGACGCAGCTACAGCGTCAAATGGAATAATCGGAATTCAAGCTTATGGAGATGTTGACACTGGTTCAAATTCCAGCTATAGTAATGTTTCAACAGGATCGAATTCATCATATTCGGATGTTGCAACTGGATCAAATACAAGTTATAGTGACGCTGCATAGGAGATAAAAATTTATGGCATCAACATATACACCTTTAGGTATAGAACTTCAAGCAACTGGAGAAAATGCCGGTACATGGGGTACAAAAACTAATACTAATTTACAAATCATAGAACAAATTTCTGGTGGTTTTACACAACAAGCATTAACTAGTGGTGGTACAGTTAATTTATCTGTTTCTGATGGATCAACTGGAGCAGTTTTATCTCACAGAATGATAGAATTCACTGGGTCTTTATCTGACAATGCAGTTGTTACAATACCTTTGGATGTTCAAACTTTTTACATTTTAAGAAATTCTAGTTCTGGTTCTTATACAGTGCAGTTTAAATATATAACTGGTTCAGGAGATAGTTTTACTTTTGCAGCAGATGATAAAGGTGATCAATTAGTTTTTGCAACAGCTAATGATGGCACTAATCCAGACATAGCAACTTTAAGTTTTGGTGATGTTACACTTACGGGGACACAAACTTTAACAAATAAAACTTTAACTTCACCTAAAATTGGAACATCTATTTTAGATACAAACGGAAATGAACTTACAAAAGTAACAGCTACAAGTTCAGCGGTTAACGAATTTACAATAGCAAATGCGGCAACAGGAAACGATCCTACATTATCTGCAACAGGTGATGATTCGAATATTGACATAGCTATTAAACCAAAAGGAACTGGAGAAACAGTTGTTGGAACAGGTGCCGCAAATGCAACTATAACTTCTAGCGGAGCACACGATTTAATTTTAGATACCAACTCAGGTACTAACTCAGGTACGATTACAATTACAGATGCAGCTAATGGAGATATAACTATAGCTCCTAATGGAACTGGAGTTGCTAAAGCAGTGGATGCTGGTGACAACACTGGTGCAATCAAAATTGCAGGTAAAGAAAGTATTTGGGTTCCAGCTGCTTCCATGTATCCTAATACAACAAATGGTGCTGAAGGTCCAAATCAAGTAGAATTAGGAAACGGACCTGAACTTAAAACTTTTGATTTTGATAAAAACTCTGATGAGTTTGCACAATTTGCTATCGCTTTTCCAAAATCTTGGAACGAGGGCACAATAACTTTTCAAGCATTTTTTACAGCTAACTCAACAGATACAGGAACTGTATCTTGGGCTTTAGCTGGCGTAGCACTAGCTGACAATGATAGTTTAAACACTGCTTTTGGAACTGCAGTTGCACCAACAGCAAAAGCTCACAGTGGTACGGCAAACGATTTAGATGTTACAGCAGAAAGTGGAGCAGTTACAATAGCTGGTTCACCTAGCACAGATGAATATGTATTCTTTGAAATATTTAGAGATGTATCAGCCGATGATTTAGATGCCGATGCAAAACTTTTAGGTGTTAAATTATTCTTTACTACTGATGCTGCTAACGACGCATAAGGATAAAAGATTATGAAAGATTCTGACAACCCTTATTTAATAGAGGGTAAAAAAACTAAAAAAGATCAAGGACCAAAGAAAAAAATGTTTGGTTACCGAGTCTTAGGATTTGGTGGCGGAAGTTTACCTGATGAATATATTGCAGCAACTGGTGGAACTGTATCTACCGTAGATACTAATTTTAAAGTTCATGTTTTTAACAGTCCAGGAACTTTTTGTCTTTCAGCTGGAAGAGGAGATTTAGCAAAAGTTGATTATTTAGTCGTTGCTGGTGGAGGTGGTGGATCTATGCCTCTCGGAGGCGGTGGCGGCGGAGGAGGTTATAGAGAATCTCACAATGCTACTGTTTCAGGCACATATACTGCAAGTCCACTAGCTACATGTGTTTCTTTACCAATTGAATCCCCTGTGCCAGTTACAGTTGGCGCTGGAGGACCAGCAGGAACTTTAAATCCAACAACTGGAAATTATGTTCCAACCACTGCGTCAGGACCTTCAGTTTTTTCTACAATAACATCTGCGGGTGGAGGTGGAAACCCAGGATGTGGAGGTTCTGGAAATGGTGGAGGTAGAACTACAAATTCAGGTGGAAGTGGAAATGTTCCTCCTGTAAGTCCTCCTCAAGGAAACAATGGTGGTGGAAACGCTGGAGGAAATTCAAATGACAACGCTGGAGGCGGTGGAGGTGGCGCAGGAGCAGCTGGTCAACAAGTTCCTTCAACACAACCTTATACTTCTATGAGCGGTGGAGATGGCGGAGCCGGTTCTCCAACAAATATTACAGGTTCAAACGTAACAAGAGCTGGAGGCGGTGGAGGTGGAACAAGATCTTCAGGAGGAGTTCAACCAAATAATAATCAGGCCCCTGGTGGAAGTGGTGGCGGTGGAGCCGGTGGTTATACTACGGGACCAGGTGGTGGACCAAAAGTAGTTGTAGCAACTTCAGGTACAGCAAATACTGGTGGTGGCGGAGGTTCGCCTGTTTATGTAGGTGATAACCCTCCAGGACCTTTTCAAAATGATCCAACGGTCGATAGAGAAAACCCTTCAGGAGCCGGTGGTTCAGGAGTTGTAATTATAAGGTACAGGTTTCAAGCTTAATTATGGCACACTTTGCAAAAATCTCAGAAGAAAATGTAGTTATACATGTTACTCCTTTAGAAGATTCTTTATGTAATGATTCAGAATCAGAAGGACAAGCTTATTTAGAAAAGCATAATAATTGGCCAGCACATCTTTGGATTAAAGCTTCTTACAACACGCGTACTAATAAATATTTTAATAATGCTACGAATCTATTAGACTCAGATCAATCAAAAGCATTTAGAGGAAATTTTCCAGGAATAGGTTACACTTGGGATGCAACCAATCAAATTTTTTGGCCTCCACAACCTTACCCATCTTGGACAAAAAATCTTTCTGCTGCTGCGTGGGATTCACCCCTTCCTATTCCAACATTAACGGATGAACAAGAATCACAAAGTGCAGCAAATACTCATCACTGGTATTATGAATGGAATGAATCTGCGTATCAAGCCGACAATAATACAGGTTGGGATTTAAAAGACGGCCTAGCATAATTATTGACATTTAAAAACATTCCTTTATAAAAGGAATTGGTATGCACAAGAAAGTATTATCTGAAATAGCTATATACTATGGAAATGTTTCAATGCCTAAAGGTTTTGAAATTCAAAGAGGTTCTTTAATATTAGATGGTGTGAAATCAGAGCTATCTAATACCAAATTTAAATTTAGTAGAGAGTGGGATAAATTAACTAAATATGTAGTGGAACATGTAAATGTAAAACACAATTTAACTTTAATAAATAAAGACACTTGGACAAATACTTATAAACCAAATGAAAAAACAATTCCTTTATTAAATATAAATCCAGTTGATTTAAAAAATTCTCCTGATTATGTATTATTGTACGGATTAAAAACAGACGATTGTTCTGTTAGAATACACTATGATGATAATAGGCGTAAAGGAAGATCGTGGGACATACCACTTACCGACAATAAATTTATAATGTTTCCTTCAACTTGTATGTATTATTTAACAAATAATCAAAAAGACTCTTTAAATTTTGTGCAAACTATAACTTATGAACTTGTTTAATTATTATTGGTATTTTAAATCTGCACTAACACCTAGGTTTTGTGACGATGTTATAGAGTATGCTAAATCAAAAAAAGAAGTTATGGCTAGAACTGGTGGTTATGGTGATAAAGAATTAAATAAAGAAGATATTAAAAATTTACAAAAAAAACGAAAATCAGATTTAGTATGGATGAGTGATAATTGGATATATAGAGAATTACATCCATATGTGCATCAAGCTAATAAATTAGCAGGATGGAATTTTCAATGGGATAAATCTGAAGAATGTCAATTTACCAAATACAAAATAAATCAATACTATGACTGGCATTGTGATAGTTGGAAAAAACCTTATGATAAACCAAATACACTAGATCATGGTAAAATTAGAAAACTATCCATGACTTGTCAGTTAACAGATGGTTCAGAATATAAAGGTGGAGAGTTAGAATTTGATTTTAGAAACTATGATCCACATATGCGAGACGAATCAAAACATAAAATACAATGTAAAGAAATATTACCAAAAGGATCTATTATTGTATTTCCTAGTTTTGTGTGGCATAGAGTTAAACCAGTAACGAAAGGAACAAGGTATAGTTTGGTTGTATGGAACCTAGGCTACCCTTTTAAATAATGGAAATAAATAATTTTTTTTGGACACCTATTTGGACTGAACAAAAAACAGAATTTGTTAATTCTTTAAATAAAGTAACAAACAAATATATTAAAAAAGCTAAAAATACTCCGGAAGCCAAAGAGTGGATAAAAAAACATGGTGATTTTGGAAGAAGTTATCATTCAACGCCATTAACAATAGATAATGATTTTTTAGATTTTAGAAGTTATGTAGGTCAAAAATCTTATGAGTTTTTAGATCAAATGGGTTACGACATGCAACAGTATCAATTAATGTTTTCTGAAATGTGGGTTCAAGAGTTTGCTAAAAAAGGTGGTGGATATCATTCAGCACACATACATTGGAATCAACACGTATCAGGTTTTTATTTTTTAAAATGTAGTGATAAAACTTCTTTCCCAATATTTCACGAACCAAAGACTGGTGCAAGATCTACAAAATTAAAAATAAAAGAAGGCTTGAAAGACATTTCTGCAGGTCTAGATTTAATTCATTATAAACCTAAACCAGGAACTTTAATTATATTTCCAGGGTATTTAGAACATGAGTTTTCGGTAGATCATGGTCAAGAACCTTTTAAATTTATACATTGGAATATACAAGCTATATCAAAAGAAATAATTAAAAATGTTTAAAAATTTTAATAATGTAGGCTATATAAAAAGAAAGCTTTCAAAAAAAACAATGAAAGTTTTAGAAGAAGCTATTAAAAATAAAAAAGAAAATTGGAATCATAACTTAGCTGGGCAAATTGATAGTTCTTTTATAATAGAGGATAAAAATAATTGGTTTTTTAAAAATGAATTATTATCATGTATTGATGAATACTTAGAAAACACTGCAAATCAAAAATGGATAATTCCTGAATTATTAAATAAAAATTGTGCTTTTAAGTTATCAACTTTTTGGGTAAATTTTCAAAAAAAATATGAGTTTAATCCTTTTCATACACACACCGCACTTTTTTCTTTTGTAGTTTGGGTAAAAATTCCTGCTCGTCATGATAAAGAAAAGAATCTACCTTTTGTTAATCACTCTAATTGTTCATACCCTAATACTTTTCAAATGTTTTATATAAATTCTTTAGGAAAAATAGCTACTGAAGACTATTATTTAAATCCAGAAGATGAAGGGACTATGTTATTTTTTACAGGAGATAGACCTCATCTAGTATATCCTTTTTATTCTTCTGATAAAACTAGAGTGAGTATTTCTGGTAACATAATTCTTAATGTCGACGAGGTGTTGCAATGAGTTTTAAAAAAAACAATTACGTGGTAATTCGTAAAGCAATAACAAAAGATTTAGCTGCTTTTTTAGCAAACTATTTTTTTATAAAAAAACAAGTTTATAATACTTGTAGTAGTGCAAGATATATATCTCCGTTTGAAAGATTTCTTGGGTATTATGAAAGTGAGAAAGATCAGATTCCAGGAGCTTATGCTTCTTATAGTGATATAGCTATGGAAACTTTAATGTTAAAATGTCAATCAATTATGGAGAAAACCACAGAATTAAAACTGTATCCAGCGTATACTTATGCAAGAATACCT